TCTAAAAACAGAGTTGAATACTTTTAGATAATCATTGTTGTAATTTGTGATAGTAGATAATACAATTGACTCCAATGCTCCAGCACTTTTTGTTGTTGCATTGCTATCAAATTTAAAATTGACGCTGATAATAAGATTCAAAACTGATGGGTCTACAATTACTGGAGTTAGTGAAGCAACAGTATATTGAGATAGTTGACTAACCAACTGTGCTTTCTGAGTTTCATTTAAATTCAATCCAGTTATTGATTTAACACTAATGAATATCTTACCATATTCTGCAATATCTGATGCACCAGTAACATTACTAAATGAACCATCCTCTCCACCCCAAACAGAAACCGATTGAGTATTTGCAAAGAGTTGTTTAACATAAGTTTTATAATCTTCTGTTGTAACACATCGACCCTGTGACGCATAGTCTAGAGGTGCGTTATATTTTATAGACTCAATAGATTCTGGTTCTGCACCACCGGCCGCCGGAGACACTAATCTAACATTAACACTGTTAACAGTATCAATTGCAGATGAACTAGTAAAGACTGCGGCACTATTTGCAGCACCTTTGTTGGTAACAACATAATTCATTATAACAATATTGCCATCCTCTACTAAACTACCTAGAATACCATCACCGAAATATATTTCATATTTACCATCCTCCACTTCTTGTAGGAAATAAACATTTGAGGTAGAGGTTAGTCCAGAAATATCTGTTGCTAGAGTATAGGTTGTTAGTGTAGAATCTGATAAAGAGTTTTGTACCCTAACTGTGAGAGTTGTTGTATCTACTCTGTCATCGTTAATAAGAAACCTCTGTTCAACATTCTGAACATCAACAGTGTATCTACTTGAAACATAACTGCCTTCATATATAATCACATTATCAAATGGGATTATAGAACCCTGTAGTAATGCAGTAACAGATTGTATAGTTACAAACTGATAAGATGTATCACCCACACTAGATGTGAAGACTGTACCCGCAGGCATCGTTGCACTGGTGTTGGATGTATTAAGAGAGACATCAACAGTTGCTTTTGCAGCTGTGGCAGAACGAGTAGTGTATCCCAAAGTCTTTGCATGTGAAACCACACTCGACCTCAACTGTGAGGAATCAAGAAACATCTCATTTGCCATCATGTTCGCATTAAAACCAAGATAGTGAGTGTTGTATGCAAGGACATCTAGAAGCGCACTAAGACCAGAACCTTCGAAGTCATAATCTTTAAACTCTGTTTGATTACGCATAAAGAGTTTTAGATTATCTTTAACCTCATCAAAGTCAAATTCTGTTACACTGAGTCTTTTTCTAGTTGATGCCATTATCGTAATCTCTCTAATAGAACTTCCATACTAACAAGTTCTGTGGGTGCATTAACAACATAAAACTCAATAGTAACATTATATGCATTGTTGTCAAGATTGGGTTGAGCTCGAACTCCCATGAGTCTAGCTCTTGGTTCAAAGTTCTCAATCACATCTTCGATCTTCATAGTTAGAACATATGCCGTAATCGGCGTCATAGGTTCAAATAGAATATCTCTCACACCAGAACCAATCTCTGGGTGAAAGGGTTTCTCATAGAAATTTGTCAGTACAAGATTTCTTACAGAACGCTTGACTGCAACGGCGTCAGTAACTTTAGTGATATCCTTTGATCCAATTTTAGGACCAAAGAATAAATCAATATCAGAATACACCTGAGCTGCACGATCCTCACCTTGATATGTACCATCAGTGTATGCGGTCTTTGACATTAGTATTCCTTTTTATTATATTTATACACTCTTTGATGTATTTTATTTCATCATATAAGTATATTTATGTCTTTAAGTTTGTGGTTCTGGGTCATAGTTATCTAAGTATACATACTCTATGACTGCTGCAAAACCCCCGAAAACTTTATTAAGGGAATAGTCCGTCAAAAACCTTCCGGGCCCATATTGGGAATCAAATCGTACAGATCTGGGATGGGTGCCATAACATCGAAATGTGCCTTTTACGTCCATAATTTCATTATCAACACTAACAAGATTGCCGGGGTGATTTGCCAAAGCTTTGGGTGAAGAGAATATCAATTCTTTCCCATTAAGTTTTATGTTTTGAGAAGCCGTACTATTAGTAGTGGCGGTGCTTATCCACCCATACATATGTTGGCCATAATAACTACTATAATATTTACCAAGAATCTTTGCGTTCCGGGCGCCGGCTGAATCCTCCCCCGGTACTCTAAGAAATTTTTTCATAAATTCTCCAAAGTGTAAAGTAATTACAATTTTGTCTATTGGTTGATTCGCTAGTGTAACTTTGTATGAAAACCGCTCCTGTCCTTTGGAGCCCGGGGGGAAGCGGTCGTTCCCTGCACCCTTACCTTGACCAAGATTTGTTATGTCAGATAATATAATCTTCTCTGTCATAGATGCTCTTCTATTAGGCATGCCCCCATCAGGAGAAAAGGTTTTTCCTGATCCAGCTGGCGCAACATTTACATCCGATCCAGATGGACTTTTGATTTTTTTATCTGCCTTTACAATTTTTATTGCACCTCTATCTTCAGTTGGTGCTTTATCAGTAACCACATAAGCTTCCACCTTCTTTTTAACTTCGGCAACTGTTGCCACGACATTTGCATTTTGTACTACAATAGATGAAGATTCTTGTGCCGCTGCAACAGATGCTTGTTTTGGTGCGATAGGTTTTTGTTCTGCCGGTTCAGTACTCCCCGCAACCTTTTGAAGATTGGGAACAAGCGCACAAATATCACCACCCCCTAGTATTGCTTTAGTTGCATCACTAACAAGACTATCTAACTCTAAACCAGCAGACTTTATGTCATCACCAAACTCTATTTTCATTTTTGCAAGAGCAGAAAGAAAAGATGGAGTGCCGGGTATCTGTGAGGCAAGCCCTGCTATCTCTGATTGTAAATTTAACTTCGGTAGAGTTGGTATCTCAATTGATTGAAGTTTATCCTTCAGACCCGCAAGTTCATTCTGAGCTTCTCCAAACGCAGCTGCAGCAGTAGAAGCGGCTTCATTAAGTTTTGCCTTTGCGTCTGCTTTCGCATCAGCAAGTTTAGATAGAACATCATTCAGTTCTGGACTTGCGCCACACAAATTTGGAATTTTAAAATCAACCATTCTAATCTCCACAAACACTAGTTGTAAAATTATAAGCAGTACAGGAAGAATCTACAGTTTGTGTAAAAGGACTTACTGACATCTGTAATTCAGCAGTGCTTACCACTGTTGCTCCTGATACTGTATTATTCGATGCTGAAGCTTTATCATCATCAACATCACCCTGAGCTCCACTTACGTCATTAGCATAAACATTAGTGCTTGATGTAGTTGAAGCATTAGGAACCCAACTTGCGTGGCCTCCTGTTGAATCACCCAATCTATGTACTGCTATTCCATTTATAAAAATATTAGATGACCCGGCTGTAGCAGGATCACCACAACCAGTTTTATCTCCTATTCTAACAGCAGCAGTACCATTAACAAAAGTATTGGGACTACCTTCAGCGTATGCTGTCTGGTGAAATCCGTTAGGACTTGGTGATGCATGACCAGTGTGGTGATCTTGAGTTTTTCTTACTATGCCGGGCATTTTTATTTCCTCTTATGGGTTAATCTTAACAGAATTAGTTGCCGTTGGTGTATTAGTTATTACATCGATAACACGGGTTTGCCCTGATCTTATCGTGTGTACTGTTCCAGATGATGAATCCAAAGTTGTCTCAGCAAAGATATCCATTGCAGCTGCTGACATTATATTCATTTTTCCTGTGGTGGCCGGGTCATCATCGGGTAACTTACCCGCCTTCAGAGACATAATCCCCGATATGGTTGACTGAGATATATCGGTCTTTGCAAGCACGGTATAGTTAGAATTCGTTGTCATGAAAATACCATCGCCATCAAAGTTCGAACCCATCTCCTTACCCGTAACATCTAAATCATATCCACCACCAACAATTTGAATTTTAGACTTCTCAAAGGTGACAACCGAATCACCACCGACTCTACCTTTGATATCATCGTTGATATTGAAAGAATGATTACCGATAATCTCTTCTTCACGATTACCGCCCGGACCTTTTGGATGTGCATCGTTTGCAGCACCTATTTTAACACGATGGTTCTTGTGAATCTTCTGAACGAAGTCTCCTTCAATCTCCTGTATGTAGTCACCCTTGATGAGCTCACGCACCGAACCCTCAACCGTGATGTTCTGTGAACCTTTGATAACGATGTTCTCGCTACCAATCACAATCTCGTAGTTATCTCCAACGATTTTTGTGACAACAGAACCGTCAGGATGAATCTCTTCAAATGTTCCTGCCATGTGTTGACGAAACATTCGTTCTGCACCGGGACTGTCATCCACTTCCGTAATGTGACCAGACTCAGATTCAAATACATGATTGTAGGGATATGCGGCAGAGATATACGGATTTGCATCTTCAATAATACCTTTAGGATGCGGCTCTTCCCAGAATCCCCGTGTTTCATCTTCTTTTAATTCATCGCTGACAGTTTTTATGTTTGGTTTGGTTGCAGTAGGAATACCCGTATTGCTATCATCTTCGTCATTAGACTCGACAGGATCACCACGCAACCGGCTCAGTCTACGGGAAATAAGAGACTGATGTGATTCTGATGCTTTACCCCTAGCTAAACGACTAGTATCTGATTCACCGACCGCATGACCAGAATGAGTTATATTGCCGGGATATGGTCCATGTTTTGGTTCAAACTGAAATCCTTTTTGGGGCGAATCTTTTCCTCTTGGATCATTAAATCCTGATGCTGGATTAGCTTCTGAATCTGGAATACCCGGCAATGTACCCATGATGACAGGTTGCTGTGCTTCAGTATCCCTAAAGAATCCGACAACCCACGAACCTTGCGTCAAAAACGAAGGTGTGTGGCCAAGACCTTGCATAGAAGGATCAGTCACAGGATGCATCACATGCGCCCAAGGAAGATCAGTAGTCTTAACCTGAGTCAAGTCATCACTGTGCCGTCCAAGTACACGAACACGAACCCTACCCAATTGAGCAGGATCATTCCTATCTTCAACTACACCAACGAACCAACTGAAACCATCTTTGCCCATGAAATCTTGCATGGGACTATTTATAAGAGTTTAATGAAGGTCTGGATCACGCCCTAAGCGGTTACCATCAGTTGACCAATTATACTGTTCTACATCAAAAAACTTTTTTGGATCACTTTCTCTCAAAGCCATAAGCATTTCAGCAGCTTCGTGCTCAGACATACCCTCTGTTACCGTTTGTTTTTCTATAATTCTATATCTTATCATGAAGTTATATTTTTTGCCATCACTAGATGATCCCTTTCTTTACCACAGTTAACAAAACTGTGTAGTATCGTAGTGTCAACCTCATAGACGTAACCATCAGCGGGTATATGAACTATCTCATTCAAAGTAGGAAAAATAAAATAAGCATTTGGATTAGTTATAAGAGCTAAATGATAACGGGGGGATTTATCTTTATGTACGGAATATGTGGTGTGAGGTTGCATATGCATAATTCTAGAACGCTCACCATGCATATCCCGTATCACATCAGCAAAAACTGTATCCTCGTATATATCATTTAATATAATGTAGTCTGACTGTATCATTAAAATACGGTCCTTGACTGGATTGTTTCCATATATCGAACCAGTTCCATCGGTAAATGGATTGCCGTCAGACTCGTTACTACGTTGTATACAAGTCTGACGGCTCTTACCCAGTGGTTTTGACCACAGATTATCACCGAGTCGTGACTGTATGAGTTCCCATTCAACTAGACATTTATCTAGATCATAGGAATGATTAGTTCTTTTTACTAACATGGTTGGTTATTTATACATTACCAATAAGTTCATCAGGAAGAATGCAATCAAGCTTATCCTTATATCCAGTTACCTCAATATAGATTTCATCAGGAAGAATGTAATCAATCTTATCCTTATATCCAGTTACCTCAATATAGATAGAGTTTAGAGACTTGGATTTGACGGGAATATACTTCTTCAACTTCTTGGACTTGTACAGAAACACCCCGTCTTCCAGCTTAATGTCATCATATGAGTCCTTATCAGAACCAATCGCAGTGATTGTGCCAGATTTAACTGACCCATAATCATCATCATACATAACTGTGTCACCGATATTCATTTTTTCGTTCCTTATAGGTAATGAAAAGTACTAGAGGTGATTGGGTCTTTATCAGAACCAACCCATTGTTTTGTGGTAGTCACCACCTTGATACGCCTCTCCATCATACCAACTGATGTTTCGTGCATCTCTGAGAAATACTCAGTCGATACTGTCATGAACGGTTGCGTCATTCTTGATTGCTCCATATTTAAACTCCGTTTCTGCTGCAATGTCCAACTGATGCATGATGTCATCAGTGAAATAGGTTTCCGGGTCACTCAGAATACTCTTACCGAACTGCTTAGACCCATCAGGCAGTTCATACCGTGTTGACACCTTCTTAAACACCTCATACTTCTCTGCCAGTTCCAACAGACCGTAGTATCGGTCCAATCCCTTATCATAAGTCAGCCGCACGTCCACCATCTTGTTCTCTTTGGTCAACCGACTCTTATGGTTCTTACAGTGAATGATATTACCGATAACCTCTGTACCATCTTTCTCTTTCTTCTTACTCAGGTAGATGATACTACTCGCAGCATACTTCAGACCACTACCACCACCCATTTCCTTGGTAGAGAACAGACCCATACTCTCATAAGTATGATTAGTCACCACCATCGGGATTTTCGCTCGCCCAAGTTTCAACGTCAGAACTCGA